TGGTATCAAATGGAAAGATAAAAGAGCTAAAGTTGTATTTGAATATTATGTTAGTTATGAAGATGATAGACTAGTCATTCCGATTATTGGAAGAACAGATATTCAAACTCCAACAGCTCTTGTTGAATTAAAAACAAAGTGGAGCAGACGAGGTGCAAAGAAAAAAGATGGCACAAACAGTTTTTCTTTTCCAAAGTTAAAAGATGAGCCAGAAGATACACATTTGCAACAATCAGCAATGTATTATCACGCAACCAAAATTCCAACATTTATAGTCCAGGCAACAGCAAAAGAGTTTAAAGTTTTTGATATACGAGAAAAAGATCATAAAACTGCACTCAACGAATTAGTTGTTAATTGTATGAAGAAACAAGAAGTGGCAAAATTAGATGAGCCACAAAAAATTATTCAACCAGACTTTAGTCATTATACCTGGAACATAGGTGATGAGTTTTTACAAGAAGCAAAGGAGTTATATGGCTACTGAAACTGCCGATAATATTAAATTAAAAGAAGCAATTGTTGAAGTTAGTAAGCTTTCACCAAAAGATAAAGTAAGAATTCACAACAAGTATTACGCAACAGTAAATACAAGAAATCATATTTTTAGAAAATATTTTGGAACTGACGCAAGTTATATATCACGAGTAGAATTTCGTGATCCCATTTTTCATAATGATAAAATGATTTTTGCAGGATCAGTAGTAGCAACAACAGAATTATGGATTAAAAAAAATATGATTGCTGTTGGTATTGCTGAAGAAATAAGGAATTCATCACCTGTTAATAGAACAAGTGCAACAGAAAATGCTATGACAAGTTCTCTTGGTATTTGTTTAGCTAGAGCAGGATTAGATGGAGGAGAATTTGCATCTGCTGATGAGATGCAAATAGCAGCTCACAATGGAAAAGCTATTGATGAGCTAAACAATAACGATGCGAGTGATACTTCGGAGGAGAACAAAAATCATATTCCTCCTATTAAAGAAAATGATCTATCCTCTGAAGTATCTTTAAGTGATTTTACTATGATTAGTAATGCCATTGATGGATCTAAACATCTTGGACAACTTCGATCTATTTATACAAAATTTAAAAATGAAATAGATAACAACGAACAGCTACAAGGAGTTTACAAAAATCACGAAGAAAAAATTAATCGCAATAAACCTAAAGACGATGGATGGGATATATGAGTGAAAAATTTGAATTAAATGAAGGTAAAGGAAATATTATGCCAAACAAAGATGCAGAAGCAAAGCATCATTATTACGGATCAATAAGAGTTTCTCGTGATGTTAAACAAGGTGAAACGATAAAGCTGCAAGGTTATAAAAACGAAAGTAAAAACGGCAATAAATATATTGGTTTACAAATGTTGGATAAGAGAGAACAAGATTTATAATGACAATCTACAAAGAAGTGACGGACTTACTTGTAGAAGCTGACGATCTAGTTGGTGGTGATCGTAAAATTATGCACGGAGAGTTTGATGCAAACCATGAAGGTATTGCAAAGATTTGGAGTGTCATATTAAAAACACCAATACGAGCTGACCAGGTTACATTGTGTATGGCTGGTGTAAAAATAGCAAGAGCATCTAATCCTGACTCTTACAATAGAGATAACTTTGTTGATGGAGCTGCATATCTTTCAATGACGAATGCACTTCTAATGAAAAAGAATGGAGATTTGTAATGTCATCTGTATCAAATTCAAAAAATACGAATAAGGCATTGAAAAAAATGTTAGGTATTTCACGAAAAACAATGCACGGATCAACAAGCGATGGTTTTGGCAAACATTTACCATGTTTTACTAAACATCGAAAAAATCATGGTCAATTTAAAAGAAAACAAAATCATTGGTGTCAGTAATGAACACGGATGCAATTGAAAAAATACTACGAGAGAGATTTAAGTGGAAACATTATCCATTACAAATCATACGAGTAGAAAAAGAAAAGGAGGAGAAAAAAGAAAATGACACCAAGACAACATCAGATACTTAAATTTGTAAACGAGTACATAACAGAAAATAGACACTCTCCTTCTTACAAACAAATACAAGAAGGTTGTCAGATTAATTCGTACAATAGTGTTTCACAATGTGTCAATAGCTTGGATAGACGAGGTTACATAACAAAAGTGCCATACGCAAAAAGAAGTTTACGAGTAACGGAGCAAGGAAGAAATGAAATATAATGTTAAAAGAAGATTTAGAAAAAGAATTAACGAAAGTAAAATCTGCATTAGAATATGCAACAGGTAGATTGGAAGAAGCTTACGAAAAAAATAGTAAGCTGAGAATAGAGAACTACGAATTAAAAAAGAAATTAAATTTAATTCCACCAAAAAGTATTAGTGAATCCAAGATATAGTTATTTTGAAAAAGGAAATGCCTTTAATGAATTTCATAGGACAATTGACGGCTTGGCAGCAGTTGATGTAGATTTAATGGAAGTATGCGGTAAGTGTTATCAGCCGTTATTACTCATCGAACACGCATACGATAAAGGTCAAACATATAAAAATTGTACGGCTGTTTTAAAGTTGGCAAAGCAAAGTAGAATTCCTGCCATGCTAATATTTTATAAAGATATGAAAACTTTTAGAGTGAAAAAACTATATCCAACGATGGAGAATGAAAGAACAGTACAAGCATCGACATTAGTAAGATACTTAAGAAAATTACACAACTTGCATAAATGTTTTTGACTAATGGATAGGTTGCAAGTTTTATCATTTGGTGCAGGTGTCCAATCAACTTCAATGTTTTTGATGTCAGTAAATGGATTTTTAAAAAAGGTTGATCATGTTATTTTTGCCGATACTGGTTTTGAGCCAGATTATGTTTATAAACAAGTTGAAAGATGTGAAAAAATTGCAAAAGATAATAATATTATATTTCATATTGTAAGAGCTAATTTTAAAGACAGCTACGAAAATATTTACACTCATACCATTGAAGCAACCAAAGGCAATACTTCAAGATATAGTGGTTTTCCTATGTATATGAAAAAAGGTTTTATTCGTAGACAATGCACAAACGATTTTAAAATTCAGCCTATCAGAAAAAAAATAAGAGAATTATTAGGTTTAAAAAAAGGTCAAAGAGCAGGAAAAGAAATATTAGTAGATCAATGGATTGGTATTTCTACCGATGAAATACAAAGAACAAAAATAAATAGGGATGTTTGGATTAATAATTATTATCCTTTAATTGAAAAAAACTTAAATAGAAATGATTGTCTTAATTGGTTAAAAAAAAATAATTTAACAATACCAAAAAAATCAGCTTGTATAAATTGTCCTTATCATGACAACAAAACCTGGTTAGATATGAAAAAAAATAGACCAAAAGATTTTGCAAAAGCTGTTGAAATTGATTATGCAGTTAGAGAAGCTGAGTCGTTGAAATATCCGTTTGATGTTGAATTATATACTCATAAAAGTTTGCAACCTTTAGATAAAGTTGAGTTTGATCCAAATAAAGATCAATTAGATATGTTTGATGAAGAATGTGAGGGTATTTGTGGAATATAAGAAAAAAAGAAGCTCATATTTGACCGTACAAGCAAAAAAAGAAGGAGGTCTGTATGATTAGACCTCCCAATATTATTTATATAATTGTGCTATCTGTTTTGCGTGTTCGAGTGCATTTGGATCTTCATAAACTGTATAAAGGTCTTGAACACTATCGCTTTTGTGTCCTAATCGCATTTTTTTCTCATCACGAGTAGCACCAATAATATTTGTATAGCTTGTTGAAACAAAATAACGAAAAAGTCTGGTAGCACTCAAATTTACACCAGCTTTTTTACAGCATCTTATTACTAAAGTTCTTGTAAGATCATACAACTTACCTTTTTGCTCATTCTTTAATTCTAAATCAGAATGAAAAAGATAATCAGACATTTTAAGTTTATGATGTTCAATGTATTTTTGCACAAATTGTAAAGTTTCAGGAGCTACGGTTACAATTCTAATAGTGTTATTTTTAGTTTTTTGAACTCGTAAATGTGCAGCTTTTATTAAACTTATACGACCTGATCTACTGTTTCTTGACTTACTAAAAGTAATTTGAAAATCTTTAAAGTTAAAGTCTGCAACGGTTAAAGCTGCAATTTCACCCCAATATGCTCCTGTGTAAGACATAAGCATCATTATAAAAGACTCTCTTGAATATGTTTCTAAGAACTCAGCTAGTATTTGTTTTCTTATGATATGAGCTTCTTTTTGATCAATTACTTCACCACCTGTGCTAGAGTAAGTAGGAGCATCCTCTGTAAAAACATGATGAGGAGAAACCCAATTCTTACCAAGCATATCTTTTTGTTCAACCCTAAGAAGTATTTGTGTAAATACCCAATATACTCTCCAAGCTTGTGATTCACTTTCTTTATCTATTAAGTCAGTGAGAAATTTATCAATAAAGCTTTTATCAATTGTGTTTACATCAATTAATCTGCCTTGTTCTTCTAGTTTATTTCTTTCTTCTTTTTTTTCTTTAGAAAGAAAACCACCGTTAGGTCTTGATTCACCATCTGCTAACAAGATAAAAAGACTTTTTGCATAATCTTCATATCTGCTTTTAGTTTCAGGTGTCATACCTTTACCTTTTTTTATTAAAGGTGTTTTATTTTTAGCATTTACTTTTCTTTGCCATTTTTTCTCTAAATCATCGTAGGCAGCACCTAAAGATAGGTACTGTTTTTTTTCTTTTTCTTTAACAATATTAAGGTTGTTTAAAAACTTTTTAGCTTTTTCAACTACCTTATGTCTTTTTTTGCCTTCAATTCGTTTAATAATAGGTCTGCCAATTGATCTACCAAAAGTATAGACTTTGCCTGTATCAACATAGGCAACAAACTTATCATTGACTTTTTCAACATTCATTACTACTCCTAGTAAACGAAATAAATTTATTTTTATTTCATATTAAATATATGAAAATTTATAACAAAAAGTCGTGTAAAAGTCGTGTAAATAATGCATGTTTTTACTATATTTTTAACATGTACAAAAAATGTACATTTAAAGCTAAAGGTCAAAATGACTAGCAAAAGTGGGAAATTTTGGCTGAAAACCAACAAGGAGAGATGGGTGAGTGGCTTAAACCACAGGTTTGCTAAACCGTATTATTTTACAGATTTTAGCCAATAATAAGAAAGTCGTGTATGACTTGTGTTTTCAGTATTAGGTAGAAGTAGAAGCAATAAATTGACAAGAGAATGCAGCAGCTACATCTTTATCTTTAAATGGCTGATCCACTCTTTCTACGATCTTATCAACTAGCTGATTGCAGGTTTCCCAATCTTCAATTTCTTTGCCAATTTGTGCATTATAGAAGCACAGATTGGTATTTGGTTGAATGTTCAGGAAACATACAACAGCTACAATTTTAAACATTATTTTTTCTTTTTGCCTTTTTTGGTAACTTTTTTAGTTTTAACCA